GGGCCTCATGAGCAACCTGGACGCCATCGAGGTCCGCGAGAACGCCAAGGACATCGCCGCCTACCTGGACGAGGTCACTATGGCCCGCACGCTCTCGCGGATCCGCGACATCCTGGAGCAGGGGGCCGTGGAGTGACCGGCGAGTACCTGGACAAGGCACACCCTGAGGAGACCCAGCGTCGTCTCCGGGACCTGGAGGTCCGCGTCCGCAAGCTGGAAGCCGAGCGCTTCAAGGCGATCGCGGTGTCCTCGGCCCCGGTGCGGGTCGTGGAGCCTCGGGAGCGTACCCGGGAACTCCTGTGGGCCCAGGCTGCGGAAGCCATGCAACGCGGCGATCGAGGGCCTCTGTGATATGCGGATCGCGGACATCACGGTCGAGCACATCGACACCCACGGATCCGACCTCAAGGTGGTCAACGCGGCCCGGGTCTCCTTCGACAAGGAGAGCACCTGGAGCACGCTGGTCACGGAGGAACTGATCGACCTGGAGCCCATGCCCGTGGTGCGTCAGGTGCTGTCGCAGCGGGACACCAAGCTGATCCGGTTCCTGGCCAAGAACAACCACTGGACGCCGTTTGGCCACTGCTCCGCGACGTTCCGGGTGAAGGCCCCGATCTTCGTGGCGCGTCAGTTGGCCAAGCACCAAGTGGGTCTCGTGTGGAACGAGGTCTCGCGGCGTTATGTAGACGACGAGCCCGAGTTTTACATTCCGGCTCCTCGGGCCCGGGCGCCCAATGTCAAGCAAGGCAGCGCCGAGACCGTCGTTACCCGTGCAGACGCCGCAACCACGACCATCTCGGGAGCCTCTCAGTGTGCGCTCTGGGACTACCAGGACCTCCTGACTCTTGGGGTCGCACCCGAGGTCGCACGGTGCGTCCTGACCCAGAACACGATGACGTCCTGGTACTGGACGGGGAGCCTCATGGCTTTCGCCCGCGTGTGCCAGTTTCGCCTGGATCCCCATTCCCAAGAGGAGACACGGATTGTCGCCCGATACATCTCCGAACACCTTGCCCGAGAGTTCCCCGTCTCCTGGGACGCCCTTGTCCCTGGAGGGCTTCACGATGATCGGCAAGGAGAACTGCCCCTACTGTGATCGCGTCCGGGAACTCCTGGACGAGGTCGGGGCCAAGTACACCGAGTTCAAAATCGAGCGCCGGGCCTACCACGGCCACCCCGTGAACATGCGCTCCGATGCCTGGGCCGACTTCCTGGAAGCCCTCGGCCTCACCACCGTGCCCCAGGTTTGGCACGACACCACGCACATCGGCGGCTCCGAGGCGACAGCCCGGTACATCGCTCGCCAATTCAACCACACATGAGGAGCAACGAGACCGCCATGACGAACAACAAGACCGCGCCGATCGACCTGACCGTCCTGAACATCGAGGCCGACTACATGGCCTTCACCGCGGCCGGGTCCGGTGATCGCATCTACATCCAGGTCCGCGAGATCCTGGCTTTCGAGGTGAACTCGGAGACCAACCGCGTGAACGTCGTGATGAAGAACGGATCCGTGGTCCAGGTGAACGACACGATCGAGGACATCGCCAAGGTGGCCGAGACGTCGCGCTGGTGACAACGCGGAGCCCTTGCACAGGGGTCTGCACGACGATCCAGGACCGCGATGTGTGTCGGGGGTGCGGGCGCACTCTCGGTGAGATCGCGTCCTGGAGGTCAATGTCCGACACCGAGAAGCAGCACGTGGTGACCAGCGCGGAACAACGACTGCGCTGGTTCAACGGGACGACAAGGGAGACGATGTGACCATGCCACCATTCGGAGGCTCAAGGGACTACGTGGCGACTGCCCGTGCGGACATCGTGGAGCGGCTGCGGTCGCTGAACGCCGACTTTCTACATGAGGAAGCAGCCGACGAGATCGAGAGGCTGCGGGAGGCGCTGAAGTGGTTCGTCGATAACGATGAAACCAACGAAGGCGACACACCCCTTCCAGAGTATGGCGGGCGTTCTTGGAACGAGATCAACGCCTACTGGATCGACGGGCTAAATCGCGCTCGCGCCGCACTCGGGGAGGGCCGCGAACCATGACACTCTACCACTGCCTCTGTGATCCACACGGCGACAACGCCCGCTGCGATCGTCCGTGCGCCAAACCGGCACACGTGGTCGCGGCCGAGATCGCGGCGATGATCGCAGAACTCCGCGAACAGCGTCTCCAACGTGAAGCCAAGGAGCCCACAGATGTCCGATGACGGTGATCCCAAGGAGATCCACGTCCACGGCGACATGCACACGGACCACACGTATCCCGAGGGCAGCGCGTGGTACCCGAACGATACCATGTGCCTCCGCGCCGAGGCTGTGTGTCGCTTGGCCCAGGCGGCGATCGGGGCCCACAAGGACACGCGGACGATCATCCACGCGGCCATGCGCTCCATCGTCTACACCATGGCCCACGTGTACCCGCACATCATGAAGGCCCACCGTCTCGGTCTGGTCGAGGTGGAGGCCGTGGATGCCCAGAAGCACTAAGGGCCCGGCTCTCCTGGTGGACGGTGACATCACCGCACACCGGGCCTCCGAGGCGAACACGACGGCCGCCGCTGCGGACGACCAGGGCGATCTCTGGACCTACGTCACGGACGTCCGTGCGGCCACGCAGCGCTTCCGCGAGGACGTCGAGGCCACGGCCGCGGAACTGGGGTGCTCCGGGATCTACATTGCGTTCTCAACGCACCCCAACTGGAGACACGCCGTGTTGCCCTCGTACAAGAGCAACCGGAAGGGCGCGATGAAGCCCCCAGGCTACAAGGCCCTCAAGGCGGCTGTCCGCGAGATCTCGGACTACGTCGTCATCGAGAAGCCCGGCCTGGAGGGCGACGATATCCTCGGCATCCTGGCGACCCACGAGAGCCTCGTGGAGACCAAGGAGCGCATCGTGTGGTCCGACGACAAGGACCTCCGCGGTGTGCCGGGGACACTGTTCCGCGGATCCGCTGCGTTCCCCGTGACGATCACGGAGGACGAGGCGGACCTGTTCCACCTTGTCCAGGCTCTCAGTGGCGATGTGACCGATGGCTACAAGGGGTGCCCTGGCATCGGTGCGGTCACGGCCACGCGGATGCTGGAGACCGTGGAGCCACGGAACCGCTGGGGCGTGGTGGTCGCGGCCTACAAGAAAGCCGGGCTCACCGAAGACGACGCCCTGGCGCAAGCACGGGTGGCGCGGATCCTCCGGGCCACCGACTACGATTTCACCAAGAGGGAACCGATCCTATGGACGCCCTAGGCCCATATCCCGGAGCCCAGATGGGGCCCGCGTATGTCGTCGAGCACGACCCGGTGAACCACCCGGCGCACTACACGGACCACCCGAGTGGTGTGGAGTGCATCGAGATCACCGAGCACCTCAATTTCTGCCTCGGCAACGCCATGAAGTACCTGTGGCGCGCCGGTCTCAAGGGTGATGCCATCGAGGACCTCCAGAAGGCCCGCTGGTACATCAACCGCGAGATCGAGCGGATCCTCCGCGGCTGATGATGGACACCCCGTTCCTGTTGCTCCTGGTACTCGTGGCCGTCTGGGCGATCTTCGTCCTCGGCGCGAGCGCCCTGAACGATGCGCTCACGGACTTCATCCGCAACCACTTCCCCAACGACAACCCACCAAGGGATCACTGACCCATGCCCGAGTTCATCCTGTTCGACCTCCGCAAGAACACCGCGCGCAAGTACTCCGGGGACGATTGGTTCCTCGGTGTCGTGGACACCATCGTGGCCGAGAACCCGGGCGTGTACCCGGTGCCTGCCAACGAGAACGAGAACCGCCACGCCTACGAGGTCTTCTACTCGACCCCGGTCCTGGAGAAGGCCCTGGCCACCGCGACCAAGCCGAACAAAGAGGGCGGCGTAAATCCCGAGGCCCTGGGCGCGGCGCTCCGTGAGAACGGCGGTGCCGCGGGCCGCATTTACCTCGACGTCCCTGTTCACGGCTGACGCACAAAGCACCACACCTGGGGACCATAGCCGCGCGCTGTGGTCCCCGTTCCTTTTCTCGCTCCTCGATCTAGGACCTTTCCGCGTGAGCCACGCCGCATCACCGTCTTTCCGCGCCCAGCTTGTGACCCGGCGCACCTACAACCGCCCCAAGAATACCGAGGGAACACTTTTTGAAACCTGGGACGAGACCGTGGACCGCGTCATCGGTCACCAGCGCTGGCTCTGGGAGCGCGCCAGGGGCAAGGCGCTCAATGACGGCCAGGAGGCCGAACTCCAGGAACTCCGCGGCCTCCTACGTGCCCGCAAGGTAGCTCTCGCGGGCCGCACGTTGTGGCTGGGTGGTACGGACATCTCCAAGCAGCGCGAGGCGTCCATGTTCAATTGCTCCTTCGCCCAGGTGCAGTCCGTGCATGACGTGGTGGACTCGTTCTGGCTCTTGCTCCAGGGCTGCGGTGTCGGCTTTGAGCCCATCCCTGGCATCCTCAACGGCTTCACCAAGCCGGTGACGATCGAGGTGATCCGGAGCCTCGGCCAGACCACGAAGGGCCGCGAGACCAACCAGGAACGCCTGGAGATCGTCGAGGGTCGCCGTGTGTGGACCTTGTCGATCGGTGACAGCGCGGAGGCCTGGGCCAAGAGCGCCGGGAAGATCCTGGCCATGAAGGACCCGGTGGACACGATCGTCCTCGACTTCTCGGAGATCCGCGGGGCCGGTGTGCGTCTGCGTGGCTACGGCTGGATCAGCAGCGGCGACGAGACTGTCCACGTGGCCCTGGTGAAGATCGCGGAGATCCTGAACCGCAAGGCCGGGCAACTCCTCGATCGCATCGACATCCTGGATGTCCTGAACTGGCTGGGGACCACGCTGTCGAGCCGCCGATCGGCTGAGATCGCCCTGGTGCCTTGGAACGACCCGGAGGCCGAGCGCTTCACGGTCGCCAAAAAAGACTACTGGAGCACCGGGAACCCGCAGCGCGGCCAGAGCAACAACTCGGTGGTGTTCTACGAGAAACCGACGAAGGCCGAGTTGCGCGGCATCTTTGCGATGATGTTGGAAGCCGGTGGATCCGAGCCCGGGTTCATCAACGGCGAGGCCGCGCGTCGTCGTGCTCCGTGGTTCCGTGGCGTCAATCCGTAAAACGTATGCGGATGTAAAACCCTCTCTGATTGACTTGGAAGGCCGACACAGGCCGACAGGGCGCAAGCAGCGATCCGTGGATCGTGGGCAGCGTGAGAGACTGAGCGAGAGGGGCTCACCGATCGGTGGGTATGCGACAGTCCAGCGCACAGGACGAAGGTGTCTGAGACGTCCAGTGTGAAGGTGCAGAAATCCTCCTTGGCCATCGCAGCTTCTGCAATCTCTGCGAGATCGATGTGGCCAAGTTCAACGGTGACTTCCTAGGCCTGCGTCGTGCTGCGTTCCTGGTGGCCCGGGCGAACTACCGTCAGACGTGCGTGAACCTGAAGGACGGGATCCTCCAGGAGTCCTGGCACGAACTCAACGAGTTCCTGCGGCTCACGGGTGTGTCCGTGACCGGCGTGGTGCGCTGGGAGTTTCTCAATGACGCCGAGAAGCTCCGGGCCTTGCGTGACAGCGCGCAGCACGGTGCCCACACCATGGCCGACGAACTGGGTCTCCCGCGGAGCAAGGCCGTCACCACGGTGAAGCCGAGCGGGACACTGTCGAAGGTCATGGATACCACCGAGGGCGCCCACAAGCCTCTCGGCCGCTACATCATCAACAACATCCGCTTCTCCACGCACGACCCACTGGTCCAGATGTGCAAGGACGCGGGCTACAAGGTGTTCCCGGACCCCTACGGCCAGGATGCCATGCTGGTCGCGTTGCCAGTGGCCTGGACGGACGTCGAGTTCGATGTCGTCCAGCGTGACGGCAAGGTTCTCCACGTGAACCAGGAAAGCGCGGTGGCCCAGTTGGACCGCTACAAGTGGCTCATGGACAACTGGGTGGATCACAACTGCTCCGTGACCATCAGCTACGACCCGAGCGAGGTCGCGGACATCGTCCAGTGGCTCCACGCCAACTGGGACAGCTACGTGGGCGTCAGCTTCCTCCTACGCGCTGATCCCACGAAGACCGCCGAGGACCTGGGCTACCCGTACTTGCCCCAGGAAGTCACGACCCAGGAGGCCTACGAGGCCTACGTGGCGTCGCTGAAGCCCATCGACATCGAGGGATCCAGGGGCTCGACCCTGGAGGACCTGGAGGTCGCCCAGGCGGACGCGGACTGTGCCACGGGGGCTTGCCCGGTACGCTAGGCGTACGTGGACACTCTCCAGGTGTGTTGACATGGTGGGCCGGGGGCAACTAGGGTTGTTCCCGGTTCACACATCGAGGCCACCAAGGAGGACGACCACGTGACACCTAGCCGCCAAACAGACGACAACTGTCGAGTATTGGACCTGGAGCCCGGGACCTACCACATCGCTGGCCATGAGTTCGTGGTGGCCCAGCGCTGGCGTCGTCGATCGTACCGGGTCGATGGCGTCCGGGTCGATCCAAGCGTGTTCGTGGCTCTCCTGGAGACCGCGCTCCTCCTGGAGCGCCTCCCGGCCGACAACGACGACTAACCCGGAGATCCACACCGATGTCCGAGTACGACCACGACCGCACACCGATCACTGAGGACCTGGAGACGATCCTGGGGGACCTCGACCACGCCGCGGCTCGCGAGATCGCCCGGCGCTACCGTGAAGCCAAGGGAGCGAAGTGAGACCATGATGCCGAACACCCAGTTGCTCAAGGCCTACGTGCTCGACGGCGCGATCGAGGCCTCCGTGATCATGACCGCGATCCTCGGGGTCCTGGCGTGGGCCGTGCTGGCCTAGATCCACCACACATGGAGAGTAAGGTGATGGACAAGGTCCACATCGAGGCCCGGGACGACCTGGGCCAGCCCCTGGGCAAGAACCCGGTGACCATGGGCCGCGAAGGCCTCCTGGCCGCAGGGTTCAAGGAGATGTCCGCGACCCAGGCGATCCGCATGAACTGCGCGGATTGCATGGGCGGCTCCGATCGCTTGGTCCGGGAGTGCGCGGCCTCCAAGTGTCCCCTGTGGCCCTTTCGCCTGGGCAAGAGCCCCTGGAACTCACGGACGGGCAAGGCGACCGGCCGGGCACCCTCCCAGGCATCCCTGGAGGCCCTGGTCAGACGCCGCAGCTAGGACGCCAGCGCGGTCTGGGAGACCACGAAGTCGAAGCCTGGGGACTACCCAGCTACCCCTATACCCGAGGACCCCATGGAGCGATCCGTGGGGTCTTTTTCGTCCACGAGTGCGTTGACACCACAGATGCGGTCACTATGATCCTGGTCACCGGCCGCGGGGCCGCGAGGAGACACGACGATGAGCGAAGACTTCCAGGACAAGCTGGCCAGCCTCTGGACCACCAAGTGGCACGACGCGATCGCCTGCGGTGCCAGCGAGCCCCAGGCCGACGCCATCGCCACCAAGGCGGTCAATGAGGCACAGAGGCGCCTCGCCCCCAAGTTCCGCCGCTGATCGAGGAGGCCGAGACCATGGCGACCAGGATCATCAAGGGCATCCGCTTCACCACGGATACCGATGGCGTCTACCGCGCCCAGGTGACGGCCTCGGGTCACACGATCGACGTGTGGGCCTGGAAAACCGATTTCTGCTGGCACTACGGGACCAACACCTACGGCCACGACGAGAACAAGGGCTCCGCGTCGTCCCGTGACGTGGCGATCGAGGGGGCCATCGCGGCCGGGATCACCGAGGCCCAGCGCTACGCCGAGCACGTGAAGGTCCTGGAGGTCGAGGCGCTCCAGGATCGCCTGACCCTGAACAACGCGCGGGAACTGGCGATCGCCTCGGAGTTCCCCGGCGTGACGCTGAAGATCGACGGTGCCGCGGACGCGTGGGTGGCCTGGGGCACAGCCGCGACGATCGACGCGCTCCTGGACACGCTGATCACCAGTGAGGGGACGAAGTGACCATGCGCGACCCTGCCGACATCGCCCGGAGCATCACCGAGGCCTTCCAGGCCACCGACACCCTGCGGCACGG